TGTGCCGGTTTTTCCACCCCTAATCCGTTTGGCATTCTTGCACATAAAGCCACGCAATCTGCTTTTACGTATAGAGAGGCAGGAGGTAATCATCAAGGGTACGACTATGTCCCTGGACAATCTGGGTTTTTTCCAGGCACCGCAGGAAGGGATGGGGCAAATTTACTTGAAGGTACCGATAGTTCTATGGACCCCGGTCATTATGGAGGCACGTGGTTTTCTCAGGCCCTTCCGGGAACGAATTATACCGCACCTCCAGGTGAATGGGATTCTGCCTACATAGATTCCACAATTGTGGGAGGAAACGTACCAGTCACGGGGCAAAACCAGCCCCCAGGTCTTGGTGACATTATGCCAGGACCAGCTCTAGTTGGGTGGATGAACCTCATGAACTCAAACACTCAAGGACAGCAAAACAACTGGACCGCTGTAGACGGACTTGACCAAAGAGAGATTATCTTACAAGACAACCCCGAAATCGCCGGGTGGTATCCACCTGGAACAACAACTCTAAATGCTTGGTTGTGGATTCGCCAACTGACGGATTTGCACACCGACATGGGTACTGGCGTGACGATTGGTACTAACCCGACGGATACGCCAAGATGTTATGTATCCTTCCACACTGGACACAAAGATGACCCGTTTAGAAAATGCCAAACTATTGCCGGCATATCGCACGCTAGTGTGGAAACCAATTCTGGCGCAATGCAGCATGAGGAAGGTGAGTATCTGATTCCCGTCGATAGCCGTGGCTCCTGGAACAGTACAACTCAAAGTTATGATTACGATGGGAAGGATAGAGTTTATGTGGATATGTTTAGCTGGAATTTAGGTGCTGTATTGGACCCCAACAATTGGGCTGTAATCGATGTTGAGACTATCCCATCTTTTGTTAAAATACGGGTAGATGGTTGGGCTACCTAGATATTTTGATGAAATATTTTTTGCTTCTGCTTTTAACTTCTTGCTCCACTCTTATGCCGATTGTTGGTGGAGGACTTGGAGGGGGTATTGGTGCTGCTGTAGCAGGTCCGCAAGGTGCTGTTCTCGGTTCTGCTGCTGGTGTAGCTGGAGCGCAAATGGCATTTCCCAACGAATCCGTAGACCCTGCTGTAGCTTTAGCAGCAGCACAAGCTGGAAAACCCGCCCCCGGAACGGTAGCTTCTACCATTCACGAAACCAAAGGTTTAGTATGGGATTTAGGTTGGATGTACCTGCTAATTTTTATTATAGTACCTTTTTTATCTAAGAGAGGTCGTACTTGGATGAAGAAATTCACCGATATTCACAATACCGTGTCTCAAAAAGATATTGATGCGAGAGACGCAGAGCAGGACGTACGCCTTGCTAAACTAGAAAAAAACATTAAAGCTTTACTAAAGAAGTAGAGTAGCCCCCTAGATAAGCTAGGGATTAATACAAACCCATTAAATTATCATGCATATTATTGACCACAATTTTGTCCCAAAGGATACAGCCAAAAAGATTTTGGAGTCTTACGGGTATGAAACCGCAGAAGAAGTACCTGAAGAGGTTGTAGAAGAGTCTTCCGAAGAAAAAGTCTCCGTTTGTGTTTACGAACATGAAACTGGAGTATACCAACTTAATTCAGAAGTTGAAACTATCAATGACAACCTGTACATTTCTGTGAGTGAAGTTTCTGATAAAGATCAAGTAGCATTGGCTGAGTCCGAAGCTCCTTCACTAGATTCTGTTGATTTCGAAGATGCTTCCTACACTCTAGGGGATATCTTTGATGCCAGCGACGGAAAAACGTTTGTTCAACTAAACTCAGCGAGCTAATGTCCCAAAAGACGGTAATGGAGAAAGCGGATCAAATCCTCGCTAATATGGGGATTTCAGATACCGTTCCATTGAATGAAGCTTCTTCCGAGTCAATTAACGCTGTAGGTAAAGATTATTCGAATCAAGAGCTTCCTGATGTTAGCGATTCTCAAAGAAACCAGCTTTTAGTTCACTCTGGCTTCTTATCAGAAGCTAAGGAGGAGGATGAAAATTCCGATCCTGTTGGAGAAGAGCCGGAAGAAGAGCCGGAAGAAGAGCCGGAAGAAGAGCCGGAAGAAGAGTTTTCAAAAGCTAAGAAGCGCAAGAAGACAAATATTGATATCGGAACAACTTTTTCCTTAACTAGGCGTAAGCGAGGTAGGAGAGAAAGACGAGGCGCTAAAACCTCTAAAAACGCCAAGGAAACAACCGTTGTAGGGGAAAATACTGTAGGTATGATAGGCGTTGGTCCGATGGGAAATTCTCCAGCCCCCGATCCAGATAAGCCATACGGCAAAAATAAGAAAAAGAAAAAGCGCAGATCTACGCTTAAATTTATAGATTTAGCATTCAACAAATGAGTTTACTTCGCGATGTTTATTCTTTCGGTCAACTTCAGGTTCTTTCTGAAGGTACCGGTAATTCCCCAATGAGAGTTCGTGGTCTTTTTCAAGAAGCGGAGACGGTGAATGGGAATAAGCGACGATACCCCACTAAACTTCTTGAACGCGAGGTTAAAAAACTAGGTTCTGTGCTTTCCGAACGCCGCTTAGTAGGCGAGTTGGACCACCCTTCTGATGAAGTGGTTCATCTTACAAATGCTTCTCACTTAATTACAGGTCTTCAAATGGAAGGTAATAAGGTTATTGGAGAAGCTGAAATTCTTAACACCCCCTCAGGTAAGGTTTTACAAGAGCTTTTAAAAGCTGGGGTTAAGATTGGAATTTCTTCTCGTGCTGTTGGAGGTCTTACTTTCAACAATGACGATGAATGTTACGAGGTTAATGACAACCTCCGAATGATTACTTGGGATATGGTTTCAGACCCATCTTGCCAAGGAGCATACCCCGGGCTCATGGAGAATAATCAAAATCTAAATGAGCACGCATCAAAGGCTGTTGAGGAAGTTCAACAAATCACTGCCGAGCGCATCTACATTAAGCGATTAGAACAATCTCTTCGCAAAAAATAAAAATTTTCTTAATTTCACCTACGTCTGTTGTAGATAAGACTAGTAGGTAACCTATATCATGACACATAACGACAAGCTAGCTAAGCTTCTGCCAGAAGGAATTTCCGATGAAGGCATTGAAGCTATTAATTCTCTCGTTGATGGAGTCGTAGAAGAGCGCGTCGTCTCTGAAATGTCCAATCTTAATGCTAAAGTATCCGGGTACCTTCGCCTTAAGATTGATGAGCTAAAAGCCCAGGCAAAGAAAGAGTTGGAAGATTCCGATGAAGTCTACCGCGCAAAGAAAGTCTATGAATCCCTCAAAGCGATTGTAGCAGAAGATGTTCAATCTTCTGATTCAGAATCTGTAGTATCACTCTACAAAGAAGAAAATGAAAAACTCCAAGAGTCAGTGGACGAGCTTAACGCTAAGCTTGCCAAAACAATGACTGAGAATACTACTCTTGAGGGTGCCGTAGAAAACCTAAGAGAGGACATTACTTCCCTCTCCGAAATCCAGAAGAAACCTTTTAAATCTTCGGAGAAAGCACTCGTTATTACAAACGAGGGTAATAACGAGGGTGTCGTCCGCAATTCCGTGGGCAACTCATTCCTCACTGAAGACGTGTTACGTCTGTCAAATTCACTACAAAATAATTAACTCATTCTATCATGTTAGACAAACAAACTAATAATTCTCTCTGTGATAAGTGGGAGCCGATTTTGGAAGGTATTAATGACGCCCATACGCGTGAATGCACTGCTGTTCTCCTGGAGAACCAAGCGCGACACGTTCTTGCTGAGCAATCCAAATCAGGTATGCTCGAGGAATCCACTACTGTGGGTCAACTGGGTACCTTTCAAAAGTTTGCGTTTCCACTCGTTCGCCGAGTCTTCCCGGAACTAATCGCTAATAAAGTGGTTGGTGTCCAACCAATGCAGGGTCCTGTTTCTCAGGTCTTCTACCTAGGTTTTGACCGCACGTCTGACGCTACTGGTGTTCAAGGCGTTTACGGTAAATACTTAAATACTTACCGTGGTTTGGTTGCTGAACCCCTTGATGCTTCTGGTATGGAGGTATCTCTTGATGCTTCGACCATCGGCTGGGATTTCTCATCCAATGCTGGCCTTCCGGCGAACATGGCATCTCACGCCTTTTCAGCTACTCTTGGTGGTGGTAAAGGTGGCGAGGTTGGACATGCTGCGCAAATTGTTGACACTTCAACTGTCGGTACACAAATTGCTCAGTTCCCAAATAACAACACGTTAACTCAGTTTAACACTTCTGCAGGTGAAAACCTGTCTGATGGTGCTATTCCTGAGATTAACTTCCATATCGAGCAACAGGCTGTGATTGCACGTACTCGTAAGTTCCGCGCACTGTGGACTATCGAAGCCGCGCAAGACCTTCGGGCTTATCACAACCTTGATCTTGAGCGTGAGCTTACTGATCTTCTAGGTAAGGAAGTTGCTTTGGAAATTGACCGAGAAATTCTGGAAGACCTCCGGAT